CTGAATTCATTTACCATGCTGGTAACACAACAACAAAATTTGGATTCCCTACTGATGACACCATAACATTTGAAACTGCAAGTACAGAAAGACTTCGCATCACATCAGGTGGAAATGTTGGTATCGGAACTCATACTCCCTATACAACTGGTGCTGTTTCGAGTCATAAGTTAACAATAACAGGTGATGATGTATTAGGAATTGGAAGAGCAAACACTGATATGTTCTATGTTAGAAGAGAATATGCAGCTGGGAAATATACTTTACAAACAATAAATGGTGGAAATGATGGTTCTTTCTTGTTACAACCTTTCGGTGGTAAAGTTGGTATCGGAACTGATAACCCACAAACAACATTGGAAGTTGTTGGTGCTGGAGTATCAGTTTTTAATGAAGCTAAAAATGCAGCAGTGGATATATCTGGTTCTGGTAAAATAGAATTAATTAGAAGTGACAGTGTTGCATATATTGATTTTAAAACATCATATGGTGAAGATTTTGATTGTCGTATTCAACAATATAGTAATGGATTAAGATTTTATACTGGTGGTCATGGTAGCACAGATGAAAGACTTCGCATCATGTCAACTGGAGTGATTGGTATTAACACAACGACAGGAACTAATACTGTAAATATTGGAGGAGCATCAGGATTAGGACTTAAGTTTCATAACTTTACTTCAGGTAATTCATCATATATTACTGTCGAATCAGGAGATAAATTACAATCAAATGTTGGTGGAAGTGGATATTACACTTGGGTAACAGGTGGTTCTGAAAAAGTTCGCATCACAAATGACGGTAAAGTTGGTATCGGAACTAATAATCCAGGTACTAAATTAGATGTTAGAGAAGGAAGTATTCTTGTAGACGCATTCAATACTTCTGGTGATCATGGTCTCTTTTTCAGAAGAGGATTCACAGTTGCAGATAATAATTCATATAATGTATCAATTCTTGCATATGATCATAGTGGTTCAAGTAAAGATGGATTGAGCATCAATGCTTTTGATGGTATATCTTTCTGTACTGGATCAAATACAAGAAATGAGAAACTTCGCATCACACAAGCAGGACTAGTTGGTATCGGAACTACAAATCCAGCATCATTACTCCATGCACAAAATGATAGTGTAACTGATACAAAGATAATTATTGAATCAACTGGAACTAACTCATATCCAACCTTTAGATTGAAGAATGATGCACAAACGTATGATTTAGGAATAGATGGTTCCACAGATGCGCTCCGTATTTATGACGTAACAGCAACACAGGAAAGAATTCGCATCCAATCAGATGGTAAAGTTGGTATCGGGACAGATTCTATCAGTTATCCTCTAGTTGTTCAAGGTTCCGCGCAACTTAGATCAAGTGATGCAGATACTATATTGATGTTCCAAAGAACAGTTACGGGTGCAGCATCTAATGGTTGGATAGGAATTCCAAATTGGAATCCTGATGCTCTTTACATTTACGGTCCTACAGCAACTAGTAACGAAGCAGCTGCTTCATATACACAAGGATCTTGGAATTTTAAAGCAAGTGGTAGTGATGCTCTTAGAATTACATCTACAGGTGAGGTAAACATTGGTGGTGATTATAGTCAGACATCTAAACAATTAAAGGTTACTGGTGATGGAGAATTCACTGGAAGTCTCACAGTTGGTGGTAATGTATCAATTGGTGGAACATTAACATATGAAGATGTTACTAACGTAGATGCAATAGGATTAGTCACTGCAAGAAATGGAATTCATGTTATTTCACAAGGAATTGTTGTAAATGGAAACTCAAATAATTCTGCATCAACAAATGCAAATGATGTTGTTGTTGGAACTGTAAGTGATGTTAATACAGGAATATCCATACTAGGTAATGCCTCAACTGGTGTTGGAAGAATCATGTTCTCTGATGGAGTTGGTTCTTTTAATCAAGGTTCTATTGAATATCGACATGTTGACGACAGTATGCGTTTTTCAACATCTACAGCGTCAAACAGGTTAACTATTTTAGGAAATGGTAATGTTGGTATCGGAACTGACATAGCACCTCAAAAATTAAATGTTAAGGGCACCATCTCTATGATAAGTGGTGCGAGTCAAACACAAATAGTAAATATATCACAAGATGGTTCAAATAATGGAAATATAATAATTAATCAGAATGGTGGAGTAACAAGAGTCAAATTAGATTCTGTAGGTGATAGTTATTTCAATGGTGGTAATATTGGTATTGGAAGTGCAAATCCAGCATATACTTTAGATTTTGGTGAATCATCATCTACGATTCGTCTTGTGAGTGAGAACGACGGAACAGCAATACGTATTGGTCCTGGTGGTGGTGCTAATGATGTTACTTTGTTAAGAGTTGATGGTGTAAGTGCAAATCATGACGGAGAAAGTGATAGTTCTGCGAATGGATTTTCTCTCAAATATATGGGATCAAGAACTGGAAATAATAATAGTTTTTCACTTTTTTCAGATGTTGAGAATCAGTTAAATCAAATTGAAGCAATTACAGTTCTTCAGGATGGTAAAGTTGGTATTAATAGCACAGTACCACAAGCATTATTAGATGTAGAAGGAACTGGAACAATAGCAAAATTTGGTAGTACTGTTCCTGGAACATATGAAACACTGTTTATCAGAAATAATACTACAAGTTATCCTGCAATCTGTAATGATTCTTCTGATGATACAATTGAATTAAGATCTGCAGGTTCTGTTCAGGTAGCGATTGATTATAATAACAATAAAACGGACAAGTACTTCCGTGTCGTATCAAATCAACAAGGTTCAGCTGGTACTGAAGTATTCAGAGTTCAGGAAGATGGTAAAGTTGGTATCGGAACTAATGATCCTTACTACAACCTTCAAGTTAATTTTAATAATGCAAATACATCCTTATCTGGTGGAACTAGTGGTAATTGGGGTGGAAATGGTATAAGAATTGAAAACGATAATGACACAGTTGGTGCCATGGCACTGGCACATTTTAGGGTTCATACTGCTGATTGGCATATTGGAAATAAATTCGTTTCAACTGTTGGTGCAGTTGATAAATCAGATTTTGTTTTCAATCATGAAGGTTCTGAAAAACTTCGCATCGACTCAGAAGGCCGATTTGGATTTGGAACAGGAAGTAATATTGATGAAAGAGGTCATGTACAGGTTAGTACTGGAAATTGTAGAATAAAACTTGAAACAGGTAACACAGCTGTAGCTGGTTTAGTTCTTCAAACTTCAGCAAGAAGATTTGATGTTCAAGCACAAAATAATTTCTTCCAAATATATGATAACACTGCAAGTACAGAAAGACTTCGCATCAACTCTGATGGTGATTTTTTACCTGGTGGTACTTCACAAGATCTTGGATCCTCTACTAACAAATGGGACGTAGTATATGCCAATGAGTTTGTTGGTGAAATTAATACAATTCAAGAAAATTTAGTTACAGGTAATTTATTTGTATCTGGAATTAGTACTTTCGTTGGTGTCTCAACATTTAGTCAAATTGGAATTGGAACAGATCCTTCATTATTCATAGCAAATGATTTGGTTGTTGGTGATGGTCAGGGTAGTCGTGGATTAACTGTTAATAGTGATGGAACAACGGGTCGCATTTTGTTTGCTGACGGGTCAAGTGGTGATGATCGAAAGAGTGGTGAAATAACTTATGATCATTCAAATAACACTTTAAATTTTTACACTAATGCAGTTAGTACACCAAGAATTTTAATTAAACAAGGTGGTAATGTAGAAATTGATAGAAATTTAGATGTAGATGGTCACACATACTTAGATAATGTTAATGTCTCTGGAGTATCTACCTTCAGTTCAGTTATTAATGCAAATCTAGGAATTAACATAACAGATTCTGATAATAAGAGTATATTATTGGGTTCGCAAGATGATTTGCGTATCAGGCATACGGGTAGTAATGCGGAAATAACTGACGAAGGAAGAGGATCTCTACGATTAGGTGGAGATCAAATAGTAATAGGTAATGTTGGTTTTACTGAAACTAACGCAGTCATTAAACAGGGAGCAGCAGGATATGTTGTATTAAAGCAGAATGGAACCACAAGACTTCAAACCACTAGCACTGGAGTTGTCGTAACGGGAATCCTAACTGCTTCAAGTGCTAATTTTACTGGTAATGTTTCGATTGGTGGTACATTAACTTATGAAGATGTTACCAACGTTGATGCAATTGGTCTTGTTACCGCAAGAAATGGAATCCGTGTGCTTGCAAATGGTATAGATGTTGTAGGGGTATCTACATTTGATGATAAGGTTGGTATTGGAAACACAGTTCCAAATGCAACACTCGAAGTTAACGGTCCTATAAAAACAAATTCAGGAACTTATAAATCTCCTGACCCTTCTGGAGACCAGAAAGGCGATACAGCTTTAGTAATGCCCTATAATTCATCAATCTACACTGAACATTCAATTGCTGGTCTTGGTACTTATCTAAGAACGATGATTGGAGTCAAAGAAGACTCTTCTTCTCAAGTAATTCAAATTGGTCAAGATGGCACCGCATTAATTGATGAGATAAGAATGATGCCAGGTAACGCTGGATTCTTTAGTGTATACAACGATGCTGATGAAGCATTCCGTGTTGATAGTAATGGTAGAGTCGGTATTGGAAGTGAAAATCCAGCATATACTTTAGATTTTGGTGAATCAGCCTCAACCATACGTCTTAATGGTGGTGGTAACGGAACAGCAATACGTATGGGTGCTGGTGGTTCTGGTAATGATTTTACTTTAATTCGAGTTGATGGTGCAACTGATGATCATGATGGAGAATCTAATAATTCAAACTTTGGATTCTCATTGAAATACATGGGATCAAGAACTGGAAATAATAATAGTTTTTCACTTTTCGCAGATAATTCAGAGGGAACTCAGTTTGAGGCAATCACAGTTCTTCAGGACGGTAAAGTTGGAGTTAAAGCTTCATCACCTTCATATGAATTAGAAGTTAATGGAACTGTTGCAGCAACTAATTTTGATTCATTATCAGATCGTAGATATAAAACAAATATCCAAGTCATTGAAAATCCAATTGAGAAGATAATGAAAATTGATGGTGTTTCATTTAATTGGAAAGAAACAAATCAACCATCACTTGGTGTGATTGCAGATAATGTTCTGGAGGTATTACCAGAGATTGTCAGTGGTGAGGACACTAAATCGGTCAATTATAATGGACTGATTGGATTATTAATTGAGACTGTTAAAGATCAACAAAAACAAATTGACGAATTGAGAGGTCTTCTTGATAAATAAAAGAAATTACCCAGTGGAAACACGAAGACGGTAGAAAATGGCAATTAAAATATCAGGCTCAACTATTATTGATGATAGTAGAGTTATACTAAATTCAGATAAAATAGGAATTGGAATCACATCACCAGATCGTGATTTGGATATTCTCTCAAACGTTGCTCTTGTTTCAGATTTTCCATCAGCTGGTATAGGTATAAGTGCTAATACTACTTTAACTTCTAATACCCCAAAAGCATTTCAGGTTTTTAATAATAGTTCGACGACGCAGGTTGCAATAAGTTATACAGGAAGAATAGACGCAAACGAATATTTTGGAATATTTAAAGGAACTATTGATTCTGGTGTTGCAGTAAACAATGCAAATAATGTACGTATTAATTATGAAACAACTGATTCTCTTTTCAATATCCCATTTATTGATGCCTCTGTATCAGATAATTCATATCAAGAAATAAAATATGATTCCGTACGCAGTCTGGGATATAATCCAAACACAGGACAACTTAGAGTATTTGGTAATGGACGTGATTTACTTTTATTAAAATCAAATAGTAATTCATCTGATCGTGGACTTGCATGGCAGAACAGTGGAGATAGTTATGTTGCTGCAATAAATGCTGAAAATGTGGGATCTAATGCAGCTGATTTAGTATTTCATGTAGAAGATCCTAATACCAACAATAACTCAACAAACGTATCATCACTCGCAGAGAGGATGAGAATCACAAAAGATGGTTATGTCGGTATCGGAACTGATGATCCAGGAGGAACATTAGATGTACTAACATCTATGGGAAGAATAAAGTTTAATAATTCAGGAAGTATAGGATCTAGAATTGATTTTGCAAATGCAGACGGAACAGTAAGATCATCAATTCATAATTACGGTGGATCTAATGAAATCTTAGCATTAAACTCTTCAGGTTCTATTCTATTTAATATTGCTAATTCAACTAAAATTAACCTAGCATCAAATGGTTATGTTGGTATCAATGAATCAAGTCCAATTCATCAACTATCAGTAGGAATAGACACTTCAACTGCATGGGATTCAACTAAAAATATATCTAACACAACAAATAATGACTTTATAGGATTAAATATTGATAATAGCAATTCAGGTACTAATCCTGAAGTTGGAATAATGCTTCAAGCAGGTGCAAGTGGTAGTGGACAATATACTGTAAATTGTAGAAGATCTGGCAGTAATACTGCTGATTTAATTTTTAGAACAAGAGATGGTGGTGCTGCAAGTAAAGAAACGGTTCGATTCACATCGGGTGGAAATGTTGGTATCGGAACTGATAATCCAGATCATAGACTACACGTTTATAAGGAAGGTGGTGATTCTGTAATATCAATAGAATCTACAGGTAATGGTAAGCATGCTGCACTTGAATTTCTTCGTACTTCATCTGGTGGAAATAGTATGGGTGCGGGATCAATTTATGTAACTGGTGATACGAGTGCAAGTGAAGCAATAATGAAGTTTGCTGTTGGTCATAACGTTGGTCATTCGCATACACCAAGCATGGTCATTATGGGTAACGGTGAGGTTGGTATCGGAACTGATAATCCAGCAGAAAAACTTGATGTTGTAGGTAATGTAACAATTACTAATACAGGAGATCCTATTTTAAAGGTAATTGGTTCAGGTCATGCACAATTAACTTTAACAAATACAAGTGGTGCTGATAATTGTGGAGTGAATTTTGGTGATAGTGATGATCATAATGCTGGTATGATCCAATATACCAATGGGACAAATAACGATTTTATGGTATTCCATACTGCTGGTAATGAAAGATTTCGCATTACAAAAGATGGTAAGTTTTCTTTAGGAACTATTAACGCAACTCCATCAGCAGCATTTCATCTTGATTATGATTCAAATAATTTGTTGATGTTGGACAACTCAACATCATCTACTCAAAAGATGTTCTTTGCTCAAAATGGAGGAACACACGCACAAATATATGCAACCTCTGCGAGTGGTGCATTAACAATTGAATCAGACCCAAGTAATAATCACACTGATTCGTACATAGACTTTAGAGTTGACAATGATGAAAAACTTCGTATTTTAGATGATGGTAATGTTGAGCCAGGTAATAATGGTTCACAAAATCTTGGAGCTTCTAATAAAAGATGGAATATATTATATGCAAATGATATTGATATAAGTGGTGATATTTCTTTATCAGGTGACATTAATGCAGATGATTTATATGTTTCTGGAATTGCAACTTTTGCTAACGATATACATGTTGCTGATGCCATAATGCATCTTGGAGATACAGATACTCAAATAAATTTTGGCACTAATACAATAAAATTTGATACTGCTTCTTTAGAAAGACTTCGCATCGCATCTGATGGTAACATTGGTATCGCAACTAATAATCCACTAGTACAATTAGATGTTCGTGGATCTCTAGGTATTTCTGCTGTAACTGATACAAATGTTAGAACAACAATATCGTCTTCTTCTGCTGGATTAATTATAAATCATGGTGATAATAGTCCTACTATTTTCCAGAATGCAGGAATAGAAAGAGTTCGTTTCGAAGATACAGGTGAAGTTGGTATCGGAACTGATGCTCCAATTGCAAAATTAGATGTCAATGTTGGATCATCTGTAACTGCTTTCAATATTGAAGGTAGTGAAGGGCAATTATTCTCGGTTACAAATAACTTATCATCAGGTTCGATATTTGCTGTAAATGATATCAGTGGAACACCAAGCATAAATGTTGATGCGGATGGAACGATATCATTAGCACCATTTCTTTCAAGTGACAAAATTGGTATTGGAACTACTAATCCAACAAATAAGTTGGATGTAATTGGAGATGTCTTCGTCTCAAGTAAAGTTGGTATTAATAGCACTTCTCCAAGGGAAAAACTTGATGTCGCTGCTGGAAGAATTATCTTAGATGAAGGATATCAATTAACTTGGGCAAATGGAACAACAAATAGAGCAAGAATACATGGTGATAGTGGAAGTAATTTTATAATTGAAACTGGTTCATCTAATGCAGAAGCACTTCGCATCAACTCAAGTGGTGCGGTGATGATAAACACCACTAACTCATCATCAAGAACATTAAATCTAAAAGGAACTTTTGGAATATTAAGTGCAAGTCAGACTGGTGTAATTGATATGTCTGTAACTGATGCTGGTGAAGCATCAATCGCACCTTATGTTGCTGGTGGTTCAACATTAGTACTCAAAACTAATGTATCTGGTCAAGGTGCAGCAGAAAGACTTCGTATCACATCTGATGGTTTTGTTGGTATTAATGAAACATTAGTAGTAAATGGATTAACTATCAATAAGAGTGGTGATTATTCTCATTCTGATGGAAATACATATTATCAACCTGTTGGTAAATGGTTGAGTGCTTGGGGTCAAGCTAATTTAGCTGACGGTGAAGATCATTGGGTAGGTTTTACTGGTCAATATGGTAATACTAGTGCCTCTGTAAACATATCATTAGCACCACAATTCAACAATACTTCTCAGCAAGCAGGTATGTATATTGCTGCTGAAGCCTTAGATTCTGATGCCTCAGATTTCACTGTTGGTAAAATTGTATCTGGTAGTGCAACTGGTCAAGGAACCTCTGGTAATGTAAGAGCAACAAAATCTGAATTATTCCGCATTGCACGAACAGGTAATGTTGGTATCGGAAGCACAATTCCTACAGAAGCATTAGATGTTGCTGGTAATGTAGTCATAACGGGAACAATAAATGCAAGTTCATTTGTAGGACCTGTTACTGGTTCTGCATCTCAGATCACGGTAACTGACGAAACAACTGATACCATATGTTTCCCAGTATTCGTTGAGAATGCAGCATCAGCAGATCAAGAACCTCATACTTCAACCTCTTTTGAATACAATTCTTCGTCTAAGGTTTTAATATCACAAATTTTCCAAGCAAGTAATGGTAACTCTCCTAACGTAGCATCGAGAGACAAATATCGACTTTGGAATAGTAATGCATATGCAATTGGTTTTGATAATGCCATGAGTTATGGTGGGTTAAATGACTACGCAACAACCTTCCAGATGAACAGTACAAATGATCGTGGTTGGGTATTCTTAGATAACGCACATAGTGATGCACAAGGTGCAATGTCATTGACCACCAATGGTAAGATGACTCTTGCTCACTCCTTACGATTGGGTTACGGTGAAAGTGATACAACAACACCAGGTGCAACTTATCGTCTTGATGTCAGTGGAAATGCTGCCATAAACTCAACAAGTAATCAAGCACTATATTTAAACAACACCAATACAAATGGTCAAACATCTATTGCTTTCCAAAGTGCAGGATCCACCAAATTTATTGTAGGAAGTAACAAAGATGGTGATGGTAATCCAGATTTCTTTATCTTTGATGATACGAATGATAAACACAGATTTAATATTACAAAAGATGGTTTCGTTGGTATTAACACTGATAATCCTGGCGTAACCTTTGATGTACATGGAACTTCACAGGTAAGGGACGCATCAGGCAATCAAAATTTCATCGTAACTGCTTCTGAATTTAAAGTATCTCAATCACCTTCTAATTGGAATAATTTAGATTATGATTCTTCTCCAATACTTGCTTGGGATTTTAAATCTGGACCTGGTGATTTAATGTATATGGCATCTGGTGGTAACACTGCGATTGCCACTCAAATGGCATTGGTGGTTTCTGATAATCATGGATTTAAAGTTGGAAGATCAGGGTATGATGGAACAGACTTTGATGTGGATTCTTCTAATGAGTATCTAAGAATCACCACTTCAGGTTCAGTAAACATCGGTGGTGATTATACTCAGACAACAAGAGAATTAAAGGTCACTGGTGATGCAGAGGTCACTGGAACATTATATGCAAACATTAGTGGATCCATCACACCAACTGGAAATGTAACCATAACTGGTAATCTACAGGTAGATGGAAATACGACATTAGGAGATGCAACTTCAGATACTCTCACTATAAATGCTGCTCCGACAATTATTAATGACAATGGACTTTACTTAAAAACGGCATCTAATAATCCTACCAATGGTGCTCAAATTAGATTTAGTGATAATCAAAGTCAAAATTACATTCAAATTGGTCATATCAGATATAGACACGCTGATGGTGCTGTAGCACCAGGATCAAATGATGGTTTTATAATCGGAGGAACTGAAAATCTTACAGTTGTTAAAGTTGAAGGTCGTGTACTTGTAGATGAGAAGGTTGGTATCGGAACTAATACTGCATCTGACATTTTACATATTCACAGTTCATCTCCAGGAATTCGTTTATCTGATAGTGGTAATGTAGGAGACAATAATCCAGATCCAAGTCCATATGCCTTTGCATATTTTGATGCTAATGCTGCAAATGCGATTATTCATGCAGACAAAGGTAATGATGTTGCTAATAGTCGTGTTGCTTTTGCAGTTGATAATTCCGAAAAAATGCGTATTGAATCGGATGGTAAAGTCGGTATCGGAACTGTTGATCCACAACATCAACTTGATGTCTTTCAATTTACAAATACAAATAATAGTAATACTGGCACTACATTATTACGTTTAAACAATCATGTTGGATCATCAGATGCTAATGGAGATATCTTAGGTCTTAATGGACAAAGAAGTTACATTGATTTTAGATTTGTAGATACTAATGTAAACTTCATTCCACAAGTAAGAATTGGAGCTCAAGTCGGAACAACTAGTGGTGCTGACACTGGTATTGCAGGTGAGGGATCTGGATCATTTGTTGTTTATACTTCTAAAGGATCTGGAAATGCTGGAGCTGGTACTTTAAGTGAAAAATTTCGAGTTGATCCAGATGGTAATGTTGGTATTAACAGAGTAAATCCAGATCAGAGATTAAATGTAAGTGGTAATATTGAAACTAATGCATATGATAGTGCTAATGGTAGTGGTGGATATTATACATCAAAAGGATTAATCATTGGTAATGCCTATGATGCTGGTAAAACTGGTCTCACTGATGATCGTAATGGAATCATCTGGCAAGAGAGAGGTTTAGATCTTGACTTTGCAACGAATGATACTTTCAGAATGAAGATAACATATGATGGTAAAATTGGTATTGGAACTCATATTCCATCATATAGACTTCAAGTTCAAAGTGATGGAACTAGCACAACTGCTGCTGGAAATATAGTTGCAAGATTCCAATCAAATGGTTCTGGTAGAGATGCAACAATTCAGTTAAGTGATAATGTTGCCCACTCAGCAACTATTTCTATGTTGAGTAGTAATCTCATATTCAAGCAAGCAGGTGCAGAAACACTTCAAATCAGATCAGGTGGACAAGTAAACATTGGTGGTGATTATACTCAGACAAATAGAATGGTTAAAATCACTGGTGATGCAGAAGTCACTGGAACTTTATATGCATCTACTGTAAGTGGTAATATATCAGGAGCTGCCGATGAAATTAAAACCCAATCTAGAAGCACCAATGCAGATCATTATGTAACATTTGTTGACTCAAACAATAATAGTGCATCTGCAGAAAGTCTCTATACTGATGCTGGAATCAAATATAATCCAAGTACAAATAATTTGACCATTGATGGTGATATGACTGTTGGTGGTGTTTTGACATATGAAGATGTTACGAACGTAGATTCAATAGGAATTATAACTGCTCGTGCTGGTGCTGATATAAAGGGTGCTAGACTTGATGTTGAATCAGGAGTCATATTGCTTACGAAGCAAGGTGCATCGAATAGGATCGAAATAGGTTCTGGGCAGAATCAAAATGAATATGCATATGTTGATTTAATTGGTGATTCGACTTACACTGATTATGGACTGAGATTACTTAGAGGTAACACTGGTGAAAACGCAGCCTCTAATTTATATCATAGAGGAACAGGTGATTTACTCATTAAAACAGTTGACGCTGGTGCTCTAAAATTAAAAACAAATAATAGCACAACTAATGGAATTACAATCACATCAAATGGTAAAGTAGGTGTTAATAATAACAGTCCACAACAAGCTCTTCAAGTTGATGGATTTATATACCTAGGTCCTAATAATACTGGTAGTTTTGTACATGGTGGAGCAAGTGTAACTTACAGTTCTGATTCAGATATTTTCTTTGTTTGTGATTCAAATGATACTAGTGGAACAGCACCAGGCGGTGAATTTATATGGGGTGGTGGATCGAATACAAACACCGATTCAAACCGAGACTTTACAGCAGCAGAATTTGGAAATAGTGGTAAACCAAGAAATGAATATTTAATTCTTGACGAAACTAGTCTAAGACCAGCAAGTAACAATGGTTTAGATTTAGGAACATCATCCCTTAAATTTAACGAAATATTTGCAACTACAGTAACTGCAGATAGTATTACTGGTACACTCGCATCACCAGGTAGTGATACTCAAGTTTTATTCAATGATGGTGGAACCAATGTGGGTGCAGATGCAGGGTTAACATTTAATAAGACCTCAGATAAATTAACCGTTGGTGGTGATGTTAAACTTGGTGGGACTTTATTTTTTGATGAAAGTTCGGGCAATGTATCAAAGATAGTAGGAGGTGCGTCAAATTTAGATCTGTATGCTGATTCACTTATTCAATTATATGAAAGTGATGCTAATAGATTAGGAGTAACATTTGACATTAATCAGAGTGCAACTGATAGAGATGTCAGAATGTACTTCTTGGGTGATAGTGATACTTATTTACATAGTCCTGCTAATGATACTCTTGGATTCACTATCGGTGGAACAGAGAGACTTAGACTTCAAACTGATGCATTAAATATTAAAACACCCGTTCGATATGGTGCTTCTGACAGCACTCTTCTTACCTATCATATCTATGTTCTTGGAACTGGATACAATAATACTGCAGGTAGACAATGCACCATAAATGGTGTAGATCAAATATCTGGTGGTAATAGTAATAATCGAGGACTTCACTTATTAATTTATAGTGCCACTAATTCTTTAACACTGGAATCTGGAACAACTTATGATACACATGCTGGTGGTACTACCGTTGTTAATAATCTAGCAACTGCCATTACTGGTATGGATAGAACCAAAATTGGAGTTCTAGTTAGTTATGATGCATTTACTGATGATCTTAATGATACCCTTCGTTCTGCAGCACAAAAAGTTGGTCTGTTTAAATTCGCAGGAATGGGTGCTAGCACTGAAACAAGACAACCATATGCTGCGATATTCAGAGGAACAAGTGATGATGCAGCTGCAGAGGTTAATGATGCGATTGAAGTAGTACAATCAAATGATGCAGATGCTCCCACTGCGACTATTTCGACCTTTATAACAGTTAAAGGAAATGGTGAAAATGCCACAATCACAGGAGCATACTCAGTTAGTGCTCTTGTTGCTCCTGCAGGAGGTTACGAATCACCACTTCTACAAGGTAAATCATCAACTGATTCAGCATCAACACTAACAATAGGAGCAGGAGTTCATCTTCTACCATCTGGATCTGCTTCAAACGGTACTGACTCGAACGGTGTTGATCTTGGTGGAGGAAGTAATTATCTAAGACAAATATATGTTCGACAATTAAATGCTGATTCTGTTGTTGGAACTGTATCAGGTTCAGCATCACAGGTAACATTAGCAGATGATACTTCTGATGCTGACGGATATATAACATTTTCAAATGGAGCAACAGGTAATCAAAGCATCAAGACAAATGCAAATTTAAGATATGACGCAGTTGATGGAATTTTAGAAGTAACAAAAGGAGACGGTGGAATAAAATTTGGACCTGGTACTGCTGCAAATGATGATGCACATATTGAGTGGAAAGGTACTAATAATGCTGGATATTTAAGAATATCTACATCTGATGATTCTGATAGCACTGGCACAAATGAATATATTGAAATTGGAGACTATGGTTCAACAAATAGAGGAGGATCATTTGTTCAACACGTACGTATTGCTCGTAATGAATTTTTAGTTCGCACGGGATCAAATACAATAACTCAGGCAGATCGTTTGAAAATTAATGAAAATGGACGATCACTTTTCACAGGAGATGTAACTGAGATATTACGTCTCTCTCAAGATGTTGATGCAGCAACTCAACAAGAATTTGGAATTGGTTTTGCTGCTAATGCCACTCATACTCATCCAGCAGCTCAAATTACATATAAAGAATTTGATGCTTCAGATTCAAGAGGTAGTTTATTATTCTATACAAGAAATTCAAATAGTGATGCTGCACCAGATGAAAGATTTCGCATCACAAATGACGGTAAAGTTGGTATAAATGAACCAAGTCCAGATTCTCAACTTGTTGTAAGGGCAACAACTGATGATAATCCAGGTATCAAAATATATAGAAACTCTGGTGGTGGTGATGTTGGTACTCTTGCTTGGGGATCCAGTACTGGTACTAATGCGAGAATCAATTGGAGAGGTGGTGGTGGAAATATGGGATTACAATTCCATACCAGTGATAATGGTAATGATGGAACTGTAACAGAAAAACTTCGCATCACATCAACTGGACAAGTAAACATTGGTGGTGATTACGCACAAACAACTAAGAGATTAAAAGTCACGGGTGATGGAGAATTCACTGGAAATCTCACGGTTGGTGGACAGATAACTTATCAAGACGTAACAAATATAGAATCAGTTGGTATCATCACCGCACCTGCATTTAGAGCTACTGGTGCAACATTCATCAATTCAACTGGATCAGAGTCTGATCCAACTAATGTTGCAATTATGATGGAGAAGGGTGATTACATTTATACATTTGATGGTACGTCTTCTAAGAGAAGATTGATTGGAAAATCAAGTACTGAAATAATAGAGATTGGTCAATCTGGTACAGCATTAATTGATGAGATCAGAATGTCACCAGGTAATGCTGGTAAATTTACAGTTTATAATGATACTACAAAAAAATTCGAAATTACGAATGAAGGTATGGTAAGGATTGGAGAATCTTCTCCAATTGTTGTTGATGCGACTAATGAAGAAGCAGTATACCTCAAAGCTGATCTTCGAAATGCAAACGCAGATACTGTATATGGGATGAGACTGGACATTGATGATGATAATCTTGGAACGGCAACTGCTCAAAGAGAAAGAGGATCAATATTGTTAGATTTTGATGGTTTTAATTATGGTGGTGATACAACGAATGAATTAAGAGTTTATAATATATGGAATGATGTGGACATAAACGCTGACAATGATATTGTAAGAGGAATTTATAATGATGTTAATATTAATTATTCAACAGGAACGACATCTCAAGCAGTTGGAACATATAATTTACCAAGATCCACCAGTGCTGCAACAGTCACTAATATGTATGGATCGTTTAATGATGCGTACAAATATGGAGCTGGTTCGACTAGTAGTATAAGTGGCATGTATGGTGGATTTTTCTTGTCAAGAAATATTAATGGTGCCACTGGAAGTGTAACCTCCATGTATGGAATCAGGGCTGAGTGTCGTATATCTGATGGTAATAGTGGTGGTACTTCCCCTAACTTGAATGCAAATACAAACGTTGATGTAACAAATGCCTATGCTGTTTATGCTCGAATGGAGAATGATAATTATACGAATACCAACATGGGAACAAGTGGTATGACAGCACTTTTCTATGGTACCTATGGAGGAAATGGAGGAACAAATGGATTAAACACTCCTTATGGTCTATACATTACCTCAGCTGCACCTAACAATTATCTTGGTGGTAATTTAGAAGTTAATGGTAATCTTGTCATAAATGGTACAATTACAGGTGATACTGGTATTTCTGACGTAGCAGTATCATATACAAATAGAGCTAATAGTTGTTCTAATCCAATTACAATTAGTGGAACCAGTACAAAAACTATCAATATTCCTAACACAAGTAATGCCGATGGTCACAAGTATGTTCAAAGCACAGAACCAACTGGAAGTTCAGTATGTAATGGTGATATATGGTATGATACTTCTAGTACTGGCGCTGGCGGTGGTGGTGGAATTAGTCTATCAAATTCTACAGATTCATCATATCGTAATATTACTTTTGCCGATGGTTCATCAGCAACTACTTTAAAAATTAATGATTCTGGTAAACTTCAAGTTAGACCAAGTGATGGTAATCTTAAAGTTGAAGGTGACGTAATTGCATTTGCCAGTTCTGATATAACTTTAAAGAATAATATTTCTCCAATTAAAAATGCTCTTGAAAAAGTTAACTCACTTAGTGGTAATACATTTGAATGGAATGAAAAATCACTGAACACTGGAATGGATACTGGTGTTATTGCACAAGAAGTTGAAAAACTTGAATTACCTGGTCTTACAATGACAAGAGAGGATAATGGCACAAAAGCAGTTAGATATGAAAGGTTAATACCACTTTTAATTGAAGCTATCAAAGAACTTAAAGGTGAAATTGATGAACTTAAACGTACTAAATAACGTTAGGAGGATTTTGTTATGCCAGTAAAAGTAAGATCAGGTGGAGCATGGGTTCAAGTAGCAGGAGACGGTGCTGACGGACAAGATGGTGCTGGTGGTGATACTATACCAGTTGGTACGATTGTCATGTACAATGGAAACAGTGCTCCATCTGGATGGGCATTGTGTGATGGTGGTGGTGGAAGACCAGATTTAAGAGATAAATTTATTGTTGGTTCTGGTAATAGTTACAACAGAGGTGATCAAGGTGGTGCTGCAAATATAACACTAGCTACTAATAACATACCATCTCACACTCATGGTGCTGGTAACTTTGCTGCAGGATCACAAGGTTCTCACCAACATGACATAACAGACTCGTCATCTCAAGATAGTGGTGATGGATATTCTGGTTATCAACCTGGTGGTGGTGGTGAAGGTAGTAATAACATCTTTTCTAGTGTTAATGGTGCTCACACTCACTCTATTACAGGTACCTCTGGTGCCAACTCAACACAGGGTGCAGCTTTTAATAATAGACCACCATACTATGCTATAACATTTATAATTAAAGTTTGATGGGTAAAAATTTGACAAGTTTGACAGCAATAAATCGTATTAGAGAAAGAGTAGAGAGTTATAATTATAAACTTAAAAAAATAGTCACTTGTGAGACTCCAGAGATTGCACAAGCAATAATTAAAAAATTTGATAGATTAAAAAAAGATAATTTTGATCGTGTATTAGTACCAGATTTTGATTATACAATTAAAGACAACATTATTAAGTACGACCAAGAATATATTAAGGGATATGCATTAGGAACAATTAGTAAGTATAGCCAAATAATTTATGAAGATGTTGTAATAAGGGAATCTGACTGGACATTTGATGATTATAGTATGGGTAATTTTGTAGTTGAAATTTATACTAATAAAATTTACATGGTGGATATATTAGCCTACTGTTATTATCCAGATGTTGACAGAAGACTTAAAGCATGGTATCTTTATAAAGAGAGGAATACAAGAGATCTAAAAAAATTATTAGATGATACCCAGAAAATATTGTAGACAACTTATTCCAACCGAGGAATGTAATCATATTGAAAATACTTTAAAAAATCCTTCTTGTCAATGGATAGATGGTCTTCAAACTGTTAATATTGCAAATGAAAAATTTGATTGGACAGAAATAAAAAAAGTTGGTGAGACTTTTAATGAAGATTTATTTAAAATAATCATGAATAATCTTGATGCTGACAAGGAATTTATTGCCATGTCATGCCCCAAGATCACAACAAATTCAATTTTTTCTAGAATTACTAGAGGTGGATTCTATAAACCTCATGTTGATGATGTCTCCACATATCATTACAGCACTACGGTATTTTTAAATGACCCTGATGAGTATAAAGGGGGTGAATTGCAATTGTTAATTGATGGTGAAATGCATGATATAAAATTAAAGAAAGGATGGGCTGTAACTTACTCTACAGGTATACCACATCAAGTTAAAAAAGTTACGTCAGGAAAAAGATATGTTAGTGTCTTCTGGACAACTTCGAGAATACCTGATATAGTAGATAGAGAGTTATACTATGAATTATCAAAAATTGAAAAAAGTTTAAAAATTTCTTACAAAATACATGATAATGTTGATGATTTTATTAATGATCCTGTGAACAGAATTGTCACCTTAAAAAATTTATTGATACAAAAATATTTCGGTAACTAAGATGATTTTTTCAGATACTCTTTATGATAAAATCTTTTTTGATTTTTTAATTTCAACTAAAATGAATGTATCTTTAAAAAAAATTAAAGATGAAATATATGAGTTAAAGAATACTTCAAGAAATGATACAAGATCAGGGAGAAATAGTTTTCAGACTCCCTCCTGTCAAAACACTCATAAGGAGGAATTACAAAAATTAAAAAATTATGTTGTGCGTTTCACTAATGAATTTTTGAATGGTGATGAAAAATTTAGAGATCTAGAAGTTGATTGGTGTTCTTGGTGGATTAATATTAATCCTCCCAACGGATACAATGTGATTCATCAACATGGTAACGTTGAATTTGTGGGTAATTTTTATGTGCAAACTGGAAAAGATCATGGATTACTTGAAGTTCTCCGTAATGATGGATCTGTATATAATAAGATTGGTGTGAGAGACTCAAACTTTAAATGTGATTGTGAACTTGGAAGATTTTATCTATTGCCAGGTCATCTTTGGCATTATGTTTCTAATAACCACTCAGATGAAGATAGAATATCAATTTCATATAACATAGCATTAAAATCAAAAAGTTCAAGAAAATCAAAACCCCATCTCAATAAATTAAAATGATAACAAACGATTCTCCACCACCAAATGTAAAGTTAAGTGATTATATAGTTGTTTTTGAAAAAACACTCACAAAAACTTTTTGTAGAAAATTATCTATGAGGATGAAAAATGATCATAGAAAACAAATGGGTGTTGTAGGTAGAAGTAAAAGTTTAAGAGAGGACATAAAAAATTCTTATGATTTACACCTCAGTCCTTTAGATGATTATAAAGAAGAAGACGATGTTCTTTTTAACTGTCTCTCAAAATACAAGGATCTTTATCTTGATGTTGTACAGGAGAAAACTGGAATAAATCCTAATTTTCTATCAGGATTTGGATATGGATACACTTCACCTAGTGATGTGTGCTCTGATACTGGATATCAACTTAAGATGTATAAGACTGGTATGAGGTATAGATGGCATCATGATTACATTATAGACGCTTTGGAGGGGACAAGAGCATTGACTTATATTTGGTATTTAAATGATAATTTTGAGGGTGGTGAGACTGAATTTATAGATGGCACAATAATCAAACCAAAAACTGGTAACATGCTAATTTTTCCAGCATCTTGGTTATATGTTCATCGAGGTGTAGAAGTAACTAAGGGATATAAGGTAATTGCAACAGGGTGGTATCATCATCAACACCCAAAAACTTTTGATATAATGACTAACTCAAATCTGAATACATAAATAGAACATAGAATCATAGTAGAATCATTGTGTCATGCCACTGAATAAGTTAGATAATTTCCTAAAAAACGTAGAAGGTCGTATTCTTTATGTAAGTCCAAGTGATTTAGATGCAACTGATGCGATGTCAAATCAGGGTAATTCCCAGACAGCACCATTCAAAACTGTGCAGAGAGCACTGATTGAAGCAGCAAGATTTTCATACATTCAAGGAAACAATAATGATATAACAGAGAAAACAACAATATTGTTGATGCCTGGTGAGCATATCATTGATAACCGACCAGGATTTAGGATCCAAAAATCGGGTAATAATGCTCAAATTGTAAATCAATCAGGATCTGTTGTATCCACAGATTCGATTAGTCTTAATTTAGAATCAGATTTTGATTTAAACAATAAAGATAATTTATTACATAAGTTTAATAGTGTAGAAGGTGGTGTCATTGTTCCTCGTGGAACTTCTATTGTAGGTCTTGATTTAAGAAAAACAAAAATCATACCAAAATATGTTCCAAACCCCACAGATCCATCAGTTCCTAATTCTGCAATTTTTAGAATTACAGGTGCTTGTTATTTTTGGCAGTTCTCAATATTTGATGGTAAAGAAACTGAGTTAGTTTATACAGATAACACAACTTTTGATGGAGAAAAATTATGCACACCAACTTTTTCACATCATAAGTTGACAGTATTTGAATATGCAGATGGTGTTAATAAAGATTTAACAACTTCTGGTATAACTGACTTGAATATGTATTATTATAAGCTTTCAATAGCTTATGGTACTGCGACAACAAATCGAAATATTATTGACAAGTTCCCTGCAAGCACTGATGGTTTTGCTGCAAGAAGACCAGAATTTGAGATTGTTGGTGCTTTTGCTGCAGATCCAATTAACATAACAAGTCTTAAATCTGGAGATGGTTCAAATGTATCTCCTGTTGTTACTGTAACTACGCAACAAGATCATAAGTTAGATGTTGGAACACCTATTAAAATTTCAGGAGTTGTTCCATTAGATTATAATGTTTCATCAAAAGTTACAGCTGTAAGTGTAACTAATCCAAAAGAATTTACATATACTCTTGAATCTGTCCCTGATGAATTGCCAGCAACTGCTACAAACGTAACTGGTGGAACTGTTACAGTAGAAACTGATACTGTTGGTGGTGCTTCACCATATATCTTTAACATATCACTAAGATCTGTTTATGGTATGAATGGTATGCATGCCGATGGTTCAAAAGCAACTGGTTTCCGTTCAATGGTTGTTGCACAGTTTACAGGTGTATCACTTCAGAAAGATGATCGTGCCTTTGTAAAATATAGTAAAACAGGTAGAAGTTACACTGGTCTTAGTATAGATCCAGCAGTATATGGTGAAACATTATCCTCTCAGTCATCTGCAGTCGATACTGACAAGGTATTTCATTTAGATTCTGATGCGATTTATAGGGATGGATGGCAAACAAGACATGTAAAAATATCAAATGATGCTGTATTACAAATTGTATCTGTATTTGCAATTGGATATGGTGTTCATTTTGAAGCACAGTCAGGTTCTGATGCTTCTATCACTAACTCAAACTCCAACTTTGGTCAATTAGCACTGGTATCTGATGGATTTAAGAAACATGCCTTTGAAAAAGATGACAGAGCATTTATAACACATATAATTCCACCAAAGGCAATAACAACTGCCGAAGAGGAGATAGATTGGATTTCAATTGATATCGACAAAACAAAGGTTAAGGCTGACGATAAAAGATTATATCTTTTTGGATTTAATTCAGAAGATATTAAACCCCCATCTGTAACACAGGGATTTCGTGTTGGTGCAAAAATAGATGATGAATTATTTGTAAATATATCTGGTCAAGAACGATCTGCAAAGATCTTCATGCAAGAATTTGGAACAGGTGATCCATCTATAGTGAGTGTAAAAGAATCTAACATCAGTGAACCATCTGATGGTGTCTTTACCAGTTCTACAATACATAGATTATCAACTGGAGAGAAAGTAATCATTATTAGTGATAGTGGTGACTTGCCAGAAAATTTATCTGAAAAGACAACATATTTCGCAATTCGTGAATCAGGAACTCAATTTAAACTTGCATCATCAAAAACAAATGCTGACAATGAAGAGTTTATAAACGTATATAAAGGTACAAATCTAAGAGTTTTAAGTCGTGTGAGTGACAGAGACTCAGGAGAACTTGGTCATCCAGTTGAATTTGACCCTTCTAGTGTATCAGTTACTAGAAATGGTGTCACAACGACAGAAATTGCTGGATGGTATATAAACGTAGAGGGAAATAATTCAATATTTAACAATATTTCTTCATTAACTGGTAGAACTGAACCTTCATATGTGAAGAGAAGATCTGACACAAGATCTCTTGATGATAAAATTTATAAAGTTAGACTTGCAATACCAAAGGAGATATCAAACTCAAAAAATCCAGAGAATGGATTTGTGATACAGGAATCGAGTTCAACTGGATTTACATCAAATAATGATTTTACAAAGGATGATACTCTTACAAGAGCTGACTTTGGATTTAAGAGAAATCCTAGATTTATAAGCAGTTGCACATATAATAGTGGCACTGGAGTAATTACTATTACTGCTGAAAAACCACATAATTTGGCAACGGGTGATTTAGTTTCAATAAAAAATGTTAAAGATGCTGGAACTGGTGGAAGTGCTCTTGGTGAGTTTGAAAAAGGATATAATGGAGAGTTCACTGTCACCAATATTGTTAATAACTTAACATTTGAGTATAAAACAACAAGAGATAATTTGGGTGCAAATGCGTCAAATAATTTTGATGTGAGAGATACGACTCTACCAAGATATGAGAGAACTGATCTAAAATCTAATATTTACTTGTTTAGAAATACGATTGTATCCGAGTACATTGATGGCACTCAAGATGGTGTGTATCAAGTATTTGCACTTAACTCTAGTAATTCCATTGAAGGTGAATATAGTAATTTAAATTATAGTCAGAATGTTGTTGACTTATATCCTCAATTGGATAGGGATAATATAAATGAAAATCCACAAGCATCGACATCTTTTGCTGTTAGATCTCCTTTAGGACAAGTTGTCACGAATGATCCACTAAAAAGTCTTACAAGAGAAACTAATGATAAATTAATGAGATCCATAGGTGTGGGTGCAAGTATATTTTCATACACAGACAGTGCATCTACAGGTATAGTATCATTTACCCATGAACATAATTTTGCAGGTATTACGACTGCTACTCTCACTGGTGGTGCGAATTATAATCCTTCGTCAGGAACTGCAACATATCATAATGTTAAAGTTTTCAAATCCACAACACAAAATGATAATAATTGGAACGGTACTTTAGCTAAAGTTATCGTAGATAATGGTGTTGTAAGTTCATTTGAGATAACTAATCCTGGTTCAGGATGGACAGCAGGAACTAGTAGTCGAGGTTATTTTGACACAACTCGAATTGGATCTGGTGATGGTAATGCAAAAATAGATGGTTTAGCTGGAACTGGACTAACCGCACCTAACATTGGAATTTCAAGTGACTTAGTTCTTCAATTTACTGGAATTGGAACACAACCCGATTCATATTTTAGATTGAAAGAGGTTACTGATAAGAAACAAATAGTTATTCACAAGTCTGCATCAGACACAAGTCTTCCATTACAAAATCAATATTGTTTCATTGTAAGTCCATCATCTAAAATAAGTGCCTCTGGTAATAATTATTCTGATGGTGTTAAAACTATCGTAACATCAGAACCTCATGGACTTGTTGCTGGAAATAAATTCCAAATAAACGATGCATCTAATGTTAATAAGGGATCATATATTGTTAAAACAAAAGTTAGTGTCACTTCATTCACATTTGAATCAACTTCTGATGTTAGTGTAGATAATGGATTTGTACTCAAGCATGGATTGTCTGCGAATGATGGTATATCTGATCAAGGTCAAGAAAATCTTGCGATAAGGGGTGTTGATTTATTTGATATTGAACATGGAAAGTTACAAGTTGTAATGGGATCTTCAGATTCTACCTGTCAATTAGACTTATCTACCACAAGTAATTTATTACAAAGATTCCCATATGGATCATATATTTTGATTGATGAAGAAATAATGAGGGTGTCTACAAATACAATTGAAGGTATTGATGAAAATCAAATTCCAGTAATTCGTGGTATTTTTGGTACAGTTATTAAAGATCATGCGCTTGGTTCACTGGTCAAAAAGATAAAACCATTCCCGATACAATTTAACCGACCATCTATTCTTAGAGCATCAGGTCATACATTTGAATATCTTGGTTATGGTCCTGGTAACTATTCAACTGCACTTCCACAAGTTCAGGTCAAAACAATTTCTGAGAAGGAAGAGTTCTTATCACAGTCACAGGAAAGAGCAGGTGGTGCCGTTGTTTACACTGGAATGAACAACAAAGGTGATTTCTATATTGGAAACCAGAAGAAATCTGCACTCACAGGTGAGGAGACATCTTTCGATACTCCAATACCATCAGTTACAGGTGAAAATCCTGGTAGATTGAGCGTTGTGTTTGATGAATCAACAATTAAAGAAAGACTTGTAGTTGAAGGTGGTAAATCTAAAACATCATTATCTGAATTTGATGGTCCTGTTACATTTAATAATGAAGTTCAGATCAAAGAAAGTTCACTCAAAATTAAATCAACTACAGATTCAACTTCATCTACTACAGGATCTCTTGTTGTATCTGGGGGAGTTGGCATTGGTAAAACTGTTAATCTTCCTGATGATGCTGCAATAAAATTTGGTAATTCAGGAGATTTATTACAAATATTCCATAGTGAATCTCAAAGTACCATTCAGCAGGTAGGACTAGGAACTTTACAATTAAAGGGAGAAACTGTTAAGTTAATTCATAGTGGAAATGAACGTTTAAGAACCACTGGATATGGTGCCACAGTAACAGGTGACATATATGCCACTAACTTCTATGGTAATGGTGCTGCATTAGAGGGTATTGATAACACTAAATTAGTTGATGATAATATTGCTACAAGAGCACAAGCAACGACATCTGGTGTTGTAATCACTGGAATTACTACAGTTAATGGTAATATACAACTCACTGCTGCAACCCCAGAAATAGAATTGAATGATGGAGGTCCAAGATTTAGAGTTCCATCTGCAAATACACTTAGTATTCATACTGGTGGTGGACTCGATAGCACAGATAATGAAAAGATGCGTATTGATTCATCTGGTGTTCAAGTTTTATTTAATGACACTGCAACTCTTGATGTTCAAAGCACACTTGTAAAAATTGGTGACCCATCTGAGGCTGATGTTACTTTGCGAGTTACAGGTGACATAGTTGCTTTCTCTAGTTCTGATAGAAACTTAAAAGAAAATATATCACCCATAACAAAAGCACTTGAAAAAGTTAACTCTATAAATGGAGTGACATTTACCAAAAAATTTGACGGAACTCCACTCACAGGAGTTATTGCACAGGAAATTGATGCACTTGGTTTACCAGGTATCACAACTACAAGAAGTAGTGGATACATGGCAGTGGATTATGAGAAATTAGTTCCACTTTTAATTGAAGCTATTAAAGAGTTATCCACAAAGGTCGATGTGCTTGAAAACAACATAAATAATTAAAAAAGAAGTAATGTCTAATTATAACAAATCATACAATTTTACGAACGGACTACAGGTAGACGACAGCAATTTTGTTGTCACCGCAAACGGATTGGTTGGTATCGGAACTACGGTGCCTCAAAAAACTTTAGATGTTCGAGGAAATGCACAGATAAATGGTGGACTAGATTTAAATAGTTTAAATGTCACTGGTATAGTAACTGTTGGTGCTGGAATCACACTTGATGCCACGAGTGGAATTATAACCGCAACTAAATTTATTGGAGATGCTTCTAGTCTAACAAATATTGTTGCAATTTCCACAATTGGTTTGATAGCAAATGCTGGATCTTTATCAACAACTGCAAAACTTGGTATTGGATCTATAACACCAACAAAACAATTAGATGTCATAGGAGACTCAGAATTTAATGGTGATGTAAATATATCTGGTATCTTAACCACAGGAGAGGGAGTTAAAATTCTCTCTGGTGGAATAAATGCATCTGGTGTTATAACTGCCCCATCATTAGTGATAGATGATTACATATATCATGCAGGAGATACGAATACTTTTATTGGATTTGAAAGTAATGACACCATTAGATTCAACACAAATAATTCTGATAAGTTAAAAATTAATGCTTCAGGACATTTAATTCTTTTAGATGATCAAGACACTTACATTTATCATCCCTCTGAGGATATAATATCAGTTGTAACTGGTGGTAGTGAAAGATTTAGTGTCTCTGGTACTGGTGTTACAGTAACTGGAGAAGTAAGTGCAACAGGTGCTATAAGAGCTACATCTTTTTCTGGACACAGTGGTGTACCCGCAGACTTTTCAAATGGGTTAATTGCAACAGCATCCACATTCACTGATGATGTTGAGTTTCATGGTGTCAGTGGAATTACATCAATAAGTTTTGATAAGTCAGATAATTCTCTGAAGTTCGTTGATGATGCAAAATTAAAATTTGGTAGTACCGATGGTCTTGAGATTTATCATAGTCAAAATTTAGCAGGTACTAATGATAGCTACATAGATTCTTCAGCAAGAAATCTTTATGTAAGATTGAATACAGGGACAGACAATGGTGGAAATATTGCACTTCAAGCAAAGAAAGATGAGCATGGTGTTTTAATTGAAGATGATGCTGGTGTAAAATTATATTTTAATGGTGATCTTCAATTTGAAACAATCGGAGCAGGTGCATCAGTTTATGACCAGATAAATGTAGCAAGGTTGAATGGAGGAACATCAGGTTTATCATCACACTTTGGTTCATTAAGATATGGTAATGAATCTGGATCTTCACCATATAGTACAAGAAAGTCACTGGATATAATAAACACTGATAGTGGAAATATTAACTTCTATATTGATGCAGAGAATAGGGGAAGTGCTGGTGACTTCCATTGGCATAAAGGATTTAATAATGATCGGTTAATGACCTTAACCAGCACAGGTCTTCTTGGTATAGGGGAGACACAACCGAATTCGACACTCCATGTAAATGGTATTTCAACAGTGACGGGTGCTTCTTATGTTAATGGTAATTTCTATGCAAAATCAAGTGTAGAAATTGATGGTAGTGCAGATATTCAAGGAAATTTAAGTGTAAATGGTACTTTTACTTTAAATACTACTTTAAATGCAGATGTAATTGGAGGTGTAACTGGAGATTTAGCAGGTAATGTTGTTGCAACAGGAAATACCTCAATATTTCATCAAGTAGGTATAAAAACAGATTTAGATAAAGTACTTTCTTCAGCTGCTCTTGATGTATCACAAGGCAGTGCAGTATTTAAAAATGTTGGTATTGGTTCAACTTCACCCGACTGTATATTAGATGTTTCAGGAGGGACATCCGCACCATCTAAGAAATTTATTTTACTACCAAAAGTGTCTGCTGGTGGTACATCTGTTTTACAGTCAGATAGTGTAGAGGGAGGAGCATTAATTTATAATACCACACTTAGAAAATTACAATTTTTTAATGGAAATAATTGGGAAACAGTTACTAGTGTTGAGGCATAAGAATAATGGCATTACAAGCATCAGGAAACTCAATATCATTTTCTCAAATCGAAACCGAATTTGGACAGAATACTGGTAGAACTCTTGGTAATTATCGGATGAATGATCTCAATATTGGATCTTTAACTGAGGTTTCATTATCAAGAGATGGTTGTGGTATAAATGCAAATAGTAATATTCCAGTCGATGATAATGAAATAAAATTTAGTGATTTTTACAATGCGAAACAAAATATAATTATTGATTGTTTTAGTAGTAATCAAAATAGAATCAATGCCAAGAATGATAAGTATAATGCTGCATCTTCTTCTGGGAATTATGTTGTTGTCGGACCAGGTTCAAAACCATCAAATACAAATGGTAAAAAAGTAATTATACATGTAACAAAATTAATTGGTAGTGCTACTGGTAATGCAACCAATGTAGCATTAAGAACGGGATCTTTTGATACTGGAACTGATCTCTTAATAGAAGTTGCAACTGGTGGTGTGATTGCAGGTGCTGGTGGTAATGGTGGTAATGGTCGTGAGTCAGCGTCAGGATTACCAGGATCGGATGGTACAAGTGGATTAGGTATTGATTATAATGGAACGAAGATACAAACTACTGGCACTGGAACGATCATCGCTGGATTTGGTGGTGGTGGAGCAGGTGGTGGTGGAGAGACAAAGAAAGAAGGAGGTACATGGGGAGGAGGAAGAGGACCTGAAGTGAAAGCTGGTGGTGGTGGAGGTGGCGGTGGCCAAGGAATACCTGGTGGTTCTGGAGGTACAAGTCCCGAAGGAAATGCACATGCTGGAGCAGCAGGAGATCATGAAGAAGCAGGAAATGGAGGGGAAGGAGCAGAAGTTGCTAGTCGTGGTGATGCAACTATAAATGGTGGACAAGGTGGACAAGGTGGTTGGATAGGAGATTTCACTGCTGATACAGGAGCAAATGCTTTTTTAAGTGGTAATAGACACGAAAATCCTTCCACCACAGCTGGAGGAATTGGAGGTTCAAATGGTGCAGCAATAAGAACTGGTTCTGGTATAAACTTTACTTTGATTGGTACTCCAACTATAAATGGTGATACAAATGCTACAGGTGTAACTTAATTATTTTTTCTTCTCTTTACAATTAATAAAAGAAGTAATTGCATATCTACCCCATCCATCATAGTAATCAGAATCTTCAATACTAACCTCTGATACACCATGTTCTACCCAACCTGGCATAATTATGACAGAGTTGTTGTTACATTCATACTCATAATTATATTTTGGGAAGATTAGATTTCCACCTTTAAATTTTTTAGGTTCTCTGAAAAAATAAGAAAATGCGAGAAAATGCATAGTATAATCAGTATGCGGTTCATAATATTCACCATCATGATAATATCTTACTTTGGTAATATCGTCATTACACCATTTAAATATACTAAAACTACCACCAATATTTGATATTGTATTGAGAATTTCTTTATCAAATAATTTTCTGTTGACTTTTAAAATATTTGAAACTTCTCTCTGACCAGAGTATAAACCATCTAGTTGTAGTGCAAGGGCATTTGTTGACCCAACTATACCACCGTAATCTTTTGCAGGAACTAATTTATTAGGATATGTGTAGAAATCTAATTCTTGCCATATTAATTTTAATTCTTCCTCGTTATAAAAATTATCAATAATAACGTGTGGGAATGGGTCAGTGTTTAAAATAGCTTGTATATCTTCTTTTTCCATACAACAGGTTTTCACTTATTATAACATATATATTATACTTGTCAAACAAGAATTTTTTTGATATAATATTCGTATGAAATTTGTTTTAACTAAAGATAATTATTTTGACAATGCAGAAGAATTGAGAAATTTAGCATTATCTACTAGATTTTATACTCCTGAAGAAATGACATACGAGGTCGGGTGGAGAGGATATCGAACTGATGAGTTGAGAGAGTTGAACAACGACATGTTAGAAATTTGTTGTCAAAAAATTAGAGATGAATTGATGAAATTTTATGAATTTAAAATTGATAAAGAAGAGGGTAATTTTTATTTTCATATTGCATCGACTGCTACAAAAAATACTCTAGAAGACTTTGATTTAAATAAATTTCATACTGATAATTCTAGATATGCAGGTATTGTTTATCTTAATCACAATCCACCACCAAAAACTGGAACTACAATTGTAATTAATGACCAATCTAATGATATAGAAAATAAATTTAATAGATTTGTGACATATCCTTCCTTTTATACTCATGCTCCAACAGATTTATTTGGTGATGATATGGAAACAGGGAGATTAACTCTTTCGTTTTTCATATGAAATATAAAATTGCTATTATTGGTGCTGGAAATGCAGGATGTATTACTGCCCTGCATTTTTATAAACATCTTCGAGATAGTGGTGACATAGATAAAATTGAGATTACGATATATCATAGTCCAGAATACCACCCCATCGAGAAAGTAGGGCAGGGAACTACTTTGTTAGTTCCAGAATTGATTGCTGATGCACTAGATATAAATTGGTACAATAATCCCATAGGTGCTACGTTTAAAAGTGGTATTTTATATGAGAATTGGGGAAAAAAACAAGATAAAATTTTTCATCCATTTTTATGGCACGATATGGGTATACATTTTGTTCCTAAAAAGTTATCAGAATTAGTTTTGAAGTTTGGTTTTTTTAATATTGTAGAAAAAACCATAACAAATCCAGAGAAAGAGATTGACGCAAATGTTATATTTGATTGTAGAGGAAGACATAATCGTGATTTGGAAAATTATGAGGACTTAGTTAATCCTCTAAATTCTGTTTTATTATCTAAAAAATTTGAGAGAGATACTGGATTAATCTATACAAAATGTGTTGCAACTCCAAATGGATGGACATTTATCATCCCAAATCAAGATAGTGTGTCTTATGGATATTTGTTTAATAATACCATAACAAAAAAACAAGATGCGATAGATGATTTTACTACTAGATTTAATTTAGATTATGTTACAGATACACTTGAGTTTAGTAATTATGTTGCAAAGGATTTCAGAGTTGGAGAGAGAACTATACTTCAGGGTAATATGTATGGATTTATTGAACCGATGGAAGCAACAGCAGTGGGTATGTACCATAGGTTATGTAAATGTGCTTGGGATGGAATATTTGATAAAGTTTCATTTGAAAAGTGCAACAAAAATATTAAAAGTGAAATGATAGAGACACAGAATATTGTTTTGTGGCATTATCAGTATGGGTCAAAGTTTGACACTCCCTTTTGGGAATATGCAAAATCTTTACCATTCAGTCCAGATCAAAGATTTAATGATGTTGTAAATGGAAATATAGATGAAGAATATGGACAATGGAAAAAATGGAATTTTGATAATTGGAAGATGGGGGTAGAGTGATGTTTGAGTTAAATGATAATTTAGAAATAAAAAAAGAATTATTTTATGAGTCAATAATCTATACGATTGACAATTTCTATAAGTATCCACAAGATATTAAAAATTATTTGTTCGGTGAACCAGCACCATTACATAAGATTAATGAGACACCATCTAATAATAATGTTTATTTTGAAGATAGAAGATTGTTTAAAGATGATGAGAGATTAAATTCTGTCGTTGATTTTTTAGGAAGTTTGGTATCTCAAAAACCTTGGACTTACGAGATAATTACAAATCAAACTAAATTTTACAATCATGAATTTAATGATATAGATAACTGTTACTGGTGGCCACATCTTGATGAAGGATATAATGGAATTGTATATTTTAATGATGATGAGGAAAATGGTACAAACATTTACTATGAAAGAAATGAACAAAAAATATTAACGGAGCATCACCAACCTTGGAGACCAAAGGGAGACTTTAGAGTACTGAAACATCTTCAACCAAAATTTAATAGATTAGTATTCTTTGATGGTTATAAATTCTTACATGGTATGAATATTACAAATAGAAGATATTTTTCAGATGAATATCGAAACAATCAAGTTTTTTTCTATAAACAGGAGAATTAATTATGTTTAGTATACCTTTTTATCAATACGAGATTAAAAATTGGCAAGAAAAGAAACAAAAATTGCTAGAAATATGTTCAACGATTGACTTCAAGAATCAAGATATAGGTAATAGGAAACTCAATAGTTATAATGCAGATAATCTTTATACTGATTATCGAAGTGGTAATCATAATTTATATCGAGATGATGTGATAAGCACATTAAAAGATGAATTACATAATTTTAAGAAAGATGCAAAATTAGATTTTATGAGGGTAGGAGAGGTTTGGTTTCAACAATATTATAAGACACAATTTCATCAACCACATAATCATGGTAATTGTGGATATAGTTCAGTTACATATATTAAATTTAATAAAGATAAACATGTACCCACTATCTTTATAGCACCATTTACAGACCCAAGAGGTGATATAATAAACTTTGTACCAAAAGTGGATGAGGGTCATATTATCTTTTTTCCATCAATGATTACTCATTATGTGCAACCTAATAAGTCAAATGATATAAGAATAATACTTTCATTCAATGTAAATTTGTGTAATTGAATCAGTTGTGAAGAGAAGTCAAAGTAACATAATTTATACATACTCTGTATGGTTTGTTCGGGAGATACTATAAATTTTTAGAAGAGATCAGTTGGGAAACTGTCACACTCTCTTTACCAGAGGGTTTTTTTGTGCTATGATATGTACATATCAATGAGTTTCACATGCAATTAAGACCCCATCAAGAGCAAGCAGTTAAAGCAATGCTTCGTAACACTAAAGGTCAGATAATTGTTCCCACAGGTGGTGGTAAAACAATGTGTATGATTGATGATGCTATGAATGAATTTAGTAGATCATACGTCAATAAGACTATTGTGGTTGTTGCACCTCGCATTTTACTTGCCAACCAATTATCATCAGAGTTTCTTGAGTTTATCACGAATGTTGATGTAGCACATGTTCATAGTGGAGAGACACATCATTTCAGTACAACTAAAACCGATGAACTTGAAAAATGGTATCATAACAGCACCAAGAACATATTAATATTCACAACATATCACTCACTACACAAGATACAAGAGTCACTTGACATTGAGGTTGACACTATCTATTTTGATGAGTCACACAATGCAGTTCAAAAGAACTTTATTGAACCAGTAGAGTATTTCTCAATATATGCTGAGAGATCATACTTCTTTACAGCAACACCAAAGCACAGTCTCACACCTTTCAAAGTTGGTATGAATGATACTGACATCTTTGGTAATGTTATATGTCAAGTACCTGCACCTAAGTTGGTCAAGCAGGGATATATACTACCACCAAAGGTTGAAGTTTACAAGACCAGAATACTTGAGAAAGATGAGTTGGTTGCAGACAGAGACAATGAGCAGATGATTGATGCTATTGATAACCTAGACAAAGAGAAAGTGTTGATATGTGCCAAGTCAACAAAACAAATTGTTGCACTTGTATCACAGACTGACTTTGTAAAACAGTTGGCAGTTCGTGGTTACTCTTACATGTTCATCACATCTAAAACTGGTGCAGTTATTGATGGTGAAAAGGTGGACAGAGAGACATTCTTTGATACACTTAATGAGTGGGGTAGAAATGACAGAAAGTTTGTTGTTCTTCACCACAGCA